GAAACATCTCCACCACCACCAATTCTTGTTCGTCTATTGTCAGAAGCATCATCTGATGTTTGATGTATGTCAAAGTTTGAAGCATTTCCTTTTATACCTGCCTTGGGAACAATAGCACCATTAAACTCAACATCGTCATCTTTGATACGCATTGCAATATCACCACCAGTATAGACATCTATCATGTCATTGTGATTATAATGAAAATATGTATTACCACTTAAACCATCTAAATACAAATATGAATCAGCTTGACCGCCTATACCCACTTTGACATTTGTCGTGTCTACAACAAATACATCACCACCATCACCATTCTTGCGTACTAGTAAGGCTTCTGTACTGGTTACATCTATTACTTGTGTACCTTCTATTATCTCATCAAAACTAAGACTACCACCGCCATCTACCTGGAGATCACCATTGATGACCAAATCTCCTGTGATGGTTCCGCCAGATGATATCTGGGCAGAGGTATTGCTAATTAAATTCTTGAATGATGCCATATTGCGCTCCTATGCTAGAACGATGCGTACGGTTGATGTCGCACCTTTGCCAAGCAAATGTAAATAAACTGTTGATCCTATGCCGTGTGGTACATTAAGCTCATAAATAGTATCTCCGCCTGCTAAGTAAAGGCTATTTGACGCGCTTATCATATCACTAGCACTACTACTGAATCCATAATAAACATCGCCATTAGGTTGTAATATTACGCTGTGGACAGCAGTAACATTCAAATTATATTCTGTTCCTGTGGTAACGCTTTGTGCGGATTGTACTGAATGAGTTGCAGAACTGCTGATATTCAGCGACTCAACCACTGAATGTTTGGAAAGATCAGCCATCTTGTTTCTCCTTTGTGAATGCCTTACCGAGCGTGACTACTCTCATGGGCATTTCGGTTATTTAATCTATGATGCCTTGATCACGTAAACTGGCATCGCTTATTCCTTTCATATGGATGATAGGACTTGCTATCAATTTGCGTACCTTATTGGATTTGCATTTTGGGCAAGTTATTATATCATCCTTGGACCATAATAGTTCCCACTTATAGTTGCAACGATGACACAAAAAATCGTTGGTTTTCATTTTTTCTTTTTTAGACTTATCTTACGTTTCGGTTTTTTTACTTGACCTTTTTCATCGCAAGGCTCACATCCATCCTTAATGTATGCATCAATTTGTTTTTTGCTGATTGAGTCTTGTTTACCAAAAACAGAACCATCTTTTCTTTTAAAGTATTTCATATTATTTCCTTAAAACTGGGTGGGCCATAAGACCCACCCAATCATCATCGCTTACGGATTAGCGAAATTAACTACCCCAAGTGAAGTGCTAGATGCACCATGTGATAAAGACGCACCGAACAAAATGTCCGCGACCACAGAAGTCGCTAAATGGTCTATATCATAAGCTGATTGCACTCTAGGAGAAATCTGCATCGCCATGTACACTGCTTCTTTCTTAAAGACAGTCGCAGTTTCATCGCCAGTACCACCATCATCATCCCAATCTGTTGAGATGTATGTTGGCATACCATAGATCATTCCTACGCCACCAGAGACATTCGGATTCTGCTCATCACCTCTGCGAGATGAATCATAGAAGTCCTGCAAACTCAAGAGGTACATATACGCAGCAGGAGAAGCATATAAGTATGTTTCACCATCTGCGTAGTCAAAACCAGCATCAAGCAGTTTTTGTAAACCAGTTCTCAATAATGCTGAAGTGACTTGGTTATCAGTTGACAAAGTAACATCATTACCAGTCGCAGATTGAAGTACATCCACCGCCAAGTAGTTTTCAACCTTTTTAGCCAGGGCATAACCCATAGATTGTGCATAAGCTCCAAAAAGATTTGCTGACTCCTGGACACGAACAATATCTTCAATACGTTTCAATCGTTATCGCCTAGCTCTTTATCTAGGCTCTCCACATTTCTATGGAGTATCGGACTATCTCTTCACCCAGTATGGGTGTCGCGGTCTCGTGGGTAGATTATTTCACTACCTAGTCTCTGCGGCTGGCTTACGCCTTCACCTCTGATTGCCTTATCTTTCGACTTAGGTTTCCAGTTTTTTTCCGCAATCATAATAAGCATAATTACTTATGCAAACGCCAAATTAATAGCTTCGTAATGATGTTGGTCCACACTAATGGTGACCTCACCATCGGTGTTATTTGTGTAAGTTACCGCACTTCCTGCGGATTTTGCTGCAGCCGTCTCCTCAGTGACTTTTGGGATATGTAAAGTATCTCCAGAAGGCATCTCGGATGAAAAGTCCATCACCTGATTACGTAAGACAAACTTACGTTCTGCATAGTCTAATATAGCGTCACGCCATAACTCAGGGATGAACTTGGCCGCGGTGGTTGTTGTGACATTACCGTCTGCCATTTTTTATTCCTTTTTTAAGTTCCTTTGCGTTTGTAGGATTCCAGTATATTGCTCCAGTTCAAACGCCTGTCACTATCTTTTATCTTCTTTAGATCGATATTACTATCATTGACTGGCGCAGATGGTGCGCTGGAAACCGCTACGCGTTGGGTTTTTAGTTTTTTTACTACAGCACGCAATGCTTCTAGAGGTAACTCTCCAAATGTAGCATGCTCTTCCTCTGGTATCTCCAATAGAAGCTCTGCGCGAAGCGATGCTTCCTGCTTCATTGCAGCTTCAACAATGGGTTCGAGTTCTGCGAGCTTGTTTGCGCGCTCCTCGGCAAGATTCTTCCATTGTTCCTGCTCTTCCATTTGAGATATTCGAGTATCCTCGATCTCTTTGCGGAGCTTAGAGAGTTCCTGTTCGGCAGCTTGTGCGCGTCCACGATACTTCTTTGACTCCGCGATCAGGTTTCCAACTTCGAGGTTTTGTTGTTCCTGTTCTTGTTCAACCTCTGGTCCTACAGGGTCAAGTGTAGGTTCAGGCACTGACTGTGCAACTTGTGTTTGTTCTTCGGACATCCTGTCCTCCTATATGTTTACTTTAACGTGTGTCTTGCTCATACGTGATAGGTTCTTGCCAATTATATTGGCGAAGTCTTTGACGATACCTTCTTCTACTTTATCGCCTAATTCTTGATTTTCAGCAATGGAACGCTTTGGTAATCCTTTTTCTGGAACACCTGTATTATGCTCCATCATTTTCGTTCCTTGCTTATTTTTCTTAATACCATATAAAAATTGTATTTCCTGGTTCTTTTTTACCGTGGTGCGCTGCACCTGAAATGCATTTAACATTTTACCAGTTAGTTTTAAATTAACGCTATCTCTACTAACGCCTTTGCGCTTTGCATATTTAGGTGAATATTTCTCAAATGGTTTGTTTGAAAAATCTTTCCCACTCGCAATTTGTTGCTTCGTGCGCCTGACCGTATTCTCTGCCATCTTTTTGACATCGACTTCCTTAAATTTCATTATATCCTGCAATTTAAACATTCACAGGACTCCAATAGTGCCTACAGCGATGCCCGCCACCGTGTTCAAATCCATCTGATTTTACCTGTCTTATCTCACTAATGGTAAGTGGATCACTAGATAAATAAGTTCTGCATACAGGACGATTCTTTTCATCATCTGGACCAATATACTCATATAGCGTATCTTCTGGTAGATCCATGGCCATTGCACCGATCACCGCACGTCTATAATCACCAAGCATTGTATATATTGTATTTTCTATACGTGGAGTGTTTGTGCGAACCGCAGTGCGCATTATATTCTTTAATTCATCGCCTTTTAGGCCACTACTAAGTCCAGATACCATTGCATTCTGCATCACGTTGCTAATTTGTCTGGTGACACCTTCAATACCTTGGCGTTGGAGAGTCTGGAGAGCCACGAGTTGTATCTCGCTTGTACGCCCAAAACTCGGCAGATCAGCAAGAATATCTTCCGTTGTAGCCATAAAGGAGTTGACTGCGGTAGAGAAGCGTAACTCTTCAATAAAGTAGGTCGCAAAGTCAATTGCAGCGACAATTCCCAAAATTTCACCTGTAGATAGACCTTCCTCTTCCAATTCTTCCACATCTTGCTGAAATCCATTGATGGCATCCTCGATACTATTCTCATATGAATTAACTGTTTGGTCTATTGTTGGCATTTAAGATATTTAGTAGTCTGTTTTGTGGCGCAGGTTCTTCCAACTGCTCCTGTTGCTGTTCAAATCTTACTCTATCCTCTGCACTTGCGTCAGGATTATGATAATCAAACCAATCCAGTGGAGTGCTAAGTTTACGATCAAATCTCCAGCTCCATAGCATAATTTCTGCTTCTGGAGTGAGTGCGTAATTTGGCTCCAGGAAGTCCACACTATATTCATCACCCACATTCACATTCGCTTCCACCTCGATAATTCGCTTATCTACCTGATATCTGCGCTGTTCCCATGGTCTCCATGTGTCTTCGGTCATTGCGCTGCGCTCGTCCATGTTCTCCATTTCAATAATGGATAGACTTGCAGCACTCGGTGCGTTGCCTGAGTCATCTCTTGCATATTTTGCGCGGATATGATTGTTATTCAATGTGGTTTCTACTAAGAATCTAGTCGAGTCCACTATATCGTTTAAATTACCACCGCTTGAAGTTACGCCAAAGTTTGCCTGTTCTGGCAGGTATAATATCTTATCTGTGCCAATCGATATGCGTGATGGATCATCAACACCGCTAATAAACTTAATTCCTAGACAACCATAACGGATCGCAAGATTCAACTCCAATAACGCGACATTGACCGCAAGGTCGGTCTGTGCTACATCGATTGCGTTTCCTACGTGGTAGTCGCGGATAGGTGGATAGCGATGGCAAAAGGTTACTGGCAACATGCCATATGGATTAATGTCGTTTTCGTTGACACTCATCACTTTACCTTCTTCATCGACAAGGAAATGTCTTCCTGGTACGCCATAGCGTTCCTCGGTCCATACTGCATGCATCACTTCCGAACTTCTTGCATTTCCTTGATTTTCTATCGGGTACATAACACCAATTGGTTTCTCTCGTGAGTCACCTGCCAAGAATAGTGGCGTAAAATGCGATAGTATCTCATATTCTATCTTTTGATCAACTTCATTCCACTTGCTCCGAAATGCCATTGTACCAAGTAGAAATGTCAAACGCTCCAGTATTCTGCGCTGCGCATTGAGTCCATGCTTGTCAATAATGGACAAGTAAGCTTCGCTAGTGCGTATACGCGGTGGACGTTTGTATGTCATGGAACGTAGACTACAGACCCGCCTAGTGAGATTATTTTGTGGGATGACCGTTTGACGCAGTGTCTCTGGGCCAAAGTAATCGCTCACATAATGTTCTAAATTGATGCCTTCGTAGAAGTCCATCAAATAGTCACGTTCGCGAGTACGCTCATCCTCGATATATTTTAACTGTTCTTGTAATGCGCTAAGTATCGCGCCTTCAGATTGATCTTGAATTGTAAGCATATCTACCTTTAAAAGAAATCGATGACACCAGCGTGTCGGTTTTTCATTGGAAAAAGATTTGTCAATAAGAATCGAAGCGCATCGCAGGCATGGTCGAACTTACCATCCTTTTTTGGCTCATGGCGTAAGGTCTGGTCCTCGCGATGCTCTGGATAATGATAATTCTCGTAGGCTTCGATGCTTTTTTCACACTTAGGATGTATAAAAAAATGTGGTTTGCCATTTGCATCCTCGAACCATCTGCGTACATGAGATACTCCAGATACTACGTTTCTGGTCACTGCATCGCGCTTGATGTTGACACGCAGACCTTGGTTGGCAAATACCTGTATATCACTGATCCCTGACTGCAAATTTGTACCACTTCCCGCAGGATCGCCCCATATACCAGTAAATTCGTAGCCAAGTGACTTAAGCTTTGTCGCAAACTCCTCTGTACGCGTGTTTTGTAGGCTGACCTCATCTATTTGATGCACATCAGCGAAATTCTTATCCTGCGCATGCAACTGTACAATATTTGCATGACTATGACGATAACCAAAGTCTAGACCAACATACACTGGCTTGGATGGGTCATACGTAATATCCTCACGCACTTGCGTGGTGCGGTCTAATGGATATACCTTTCCTGCGTAGCTTTGAAATTCGCAGAGAATCTCCTGAAGATATGTTTCTTTGGTCAGTGTGCGCTTTAATTCTTCATGGTCATCTTTGAAATATGGTGATAAGGTACTAGGAAAACGCCAAGACTCCCAATCTGGGTGTTCATCGCTCTTTCCAAACTCATATAACTTGTGTAAATAGTTAAATCCACGTGGAGTGGAGCAGAATAACGCCCAACCTTCACGGTCTGATAGCGTTGGGCGCAGGTACATCTCAAATGTATTTCTAGGTATCAAGGCCATTTCGTCACATACCAGGTAGTCAATTCCTTCTCCGATCAAACTATCTGGTGCATCCGCTGATTTTACCACTAATTCACTTTGTAAACCTGCGAGTTTCATGTAGTACAGGTCACCAGATATTTCTTTTTTACTTTCTAATGGAAGTCGAAGCTCGGTCATTACAATACGCTTGACCTCACGCGCTATCTTATTTGCCAGTGAATAGTTAGGTCCTACGATCCAACCACGAGTTCTGGGCGTTAATAACCATGGCAGTATCTCGTGCGCTGCCATGTAAGATTTTCCAGATCGTCTGCCCATCAGGCAAACGCGCCAACGCTTTTTGCTGTTATGAACTTCCAACTGCTGTGGAGTCGGGTCGTATCCCAAGATCCTCCAGAGCTTTTGCTTGTTCACTATTTGCTTTATCAATCGGATTTTCCTCGAAACCACACTGTTGTAGTACGGTTTGCAGGTTGCCTGTCATATCCACTGCTGTCTTATCACTCATGCCGAGATAGTTCTTGGATAAGAATATCTGCATTGCGATCGCATTGTTCTCGATCGCTGATACCCACATTGCGCGTCTGAGCTTGAACTTCATCTCTTCGCGTCCAGCTTCATACTTCTCTTTGAAGTTATTGCGTATATAACTCTCACCAACCTCAAAGTATTTTCCGATCTCTGCGTACTTACACCCAAAGGATGCAAGCATCTTGACCTTATCTGGGTCTACTTTACTCTTCTTCTTCATCAATATTAGCCTTTTCGATGACAGCGTGTATCTTCTTCAGTGTTCTACGCCAGTATTCCTTTACGCTGGACTCGGTGATCTCCATCTCTACTGCGATGTCAACAAAGGTGTGGCCAAGCGTGCGCTGCTTGAATACACGCAGTTCCTGCGGAGACATGAGATCATAGAATGCATGTGCGCTTATTTGCAGGTGGCGCAGGTCTGGGTCTATCAGTCCGCTGCGGAATACTAGCATCTGTACGTGGTAGCGGTCTGCGCGGTCTATTGCATGTAGCCATTTATCTGTATTATCATCAGTTAGATTAGACCAAACCTCTTCCATTACTTGAATTTACGCAGGGAGTGTTGACAAAAACGAAAGTAAAAATTCTAAGACGCGGTAAGTAGGCGAAATCGCGATCCGCCTTGGTATAACCGACTAATTATACATAATGTATATTATACGCAAGATTGAAAACGTGTCACATTCTGTTATATTCAAATATTATTGAACTTAGCAGATGATGTAATTTCACCTGGTTAGATATGCGCGGGCTTTGTGTCATAATGACACGGTGCGTTTGCTTTCTTTTTTAGTTTGGTTGGATACAAATATTTTATTTTGATAAGTATTGACACGTATATATATATCAACTAAATTTAAACGCGTTTTGAGAGAGCGCATTAAACACTAAACAATAAAAGAGAGAGTACAATGAAAGAAACCAAGTTATTAACATATCCGCACGGATCAACCAAGACTAATAAATCAATGGCCTATGGATACGCGAATTTTATTATGTATCTTGCTCCGCATAAATTAAGCGGTCATAACGTTTGTCCAGGTGCAACCATAGGCTGTATTGAATCATGTTTAAACGAGAGCGGGCGCGGCAATTGGGTCGAAAAGAACGGTAAAATTAACCCAATACATCAAGCGCGTTTAAACCGTACATTACTTTATTTTAATGACCGCGCACGGTTTTTTGAACAACTAACAAAAGAGATCAAGAGCGGTATAACGTGGGCAAAAAAACGCGATCTGATACCTGTTTTTAGGTTAAACGGTACATCTGATTTACGATGGGAAAACGACTGGCAGAATTTCAATATCATTAAATATTTTAGTGATATTCAATTTTATGACTATACTAAATTATGGAACCGTAGAAATTTACCCGCGAATTATCATTTAACATTTAGCCGCGCGGAGTCAAACCAGGAGCAAACATTAAGCGCGATTGTTAATGGTTTAAACATTAGCGCAGTGTTTCGTAGTGAGTTACCTAAACAATATCTTGGTTTAAATGTAATTAACGGTGATAAACATGATTTAAGATTTTTGGACCCGCTGCGATCATGTGTGGGCCTAATAGCTAAGGGCAAAGCAAAACATGATACAAGCGGGTTTGTTATTAACTAAAAAGGAGAGAATACAAGATGGAATTCAGAAAAAAAATGTTTGATAAAATAGTCAAAGCTATGAAAGACTTAAAGTTTAAAGCTACAATACACTTAAGTGATAAAGACAGAATAACAATTGGTCTAGGTAGAGATTATTTTAAAAAGAAAAATCCACACGGAATTGGTGCATTAGATGATGAGATAGATAACAGACTTAGAAAGATAGGTTTACAAAATGCAAACATTGAGATAGCTGCAGATTCATCAGAGTTTAACGATAAAAAATATACTAAAGCACAACACGATATTCGTGGTGGTGTGTAAGGAGAGAAGTATATCCATACTCAGGGAATCACGTAACAATTAAAACATAATAAAAAAGATAGGTTAAATAATGATAACTAAAATACTTGATACATATGTAAAAATATGCGCTTTAACCTGGGTCCTTTTATGGTTATTGAATTAATCATATATGGTATATTAGCGCTCTTTTTTATGATGTTATTTGAAAGCGAATAAAATCATAAATAAAACAATTAAACCCGCTTAAACGCGGGTTTTTTTGTGTCCTGCTGCGCACATAAGCGTAACCTGCGCACATAAGCGTAACCTGCGCACATAAGCGTAACCTGCGCACATAAGCGTAACCTGCATAATTGACATAGCAAAATAAACGTTTTTTTTGCTTTAATTCACTAGGTTTTTAAGTGTCTAAAATCGATACAATCATTTTGTTATTAGACATAATACGAATTATAATCAAAATATTTTGATCAGTGTTTTGTCATTTTTTGACCAAAATATGATCCGAAATATGAACAAATATGCTCTAATTATATTATACTGGCAGGGTTTTTATATCTATTACGCAGGGTTTGGTTGCCAATTATATTATTGCTTCAGGGTTTTTAGCATTCGGTTTCGCCATGCCAATTTGTCACGCGATAGCATGCGCAACCAACACCGATCTAAATTGCAAACTCGCATGTCTTCATGCCACTCAAACACCAGCGCACAACGCTCACCATCACTAGCGATCTGCACGAATTCGCAAGACTTATCATCTTTTTTGGAAAGTGGGCATTTTTCAGCGAAAATCACTAGAGGTGCTGAGACAAAGAATTTGAAGAATTTGAAGAATATCTCTCTCTCTCTCCTCTATAAATATTTTTTCTCAAATTCTCTTTTTTAGTGTTGACAAGAATTTGAAATTCTTCATATTCTTCATATTCTTCGTTTTCTTTGCACGCGCTAATCATCAATAATGTCAAGTTCTGTCTCCATTTTCCTATAAATTCCATGCGATATCTTACGCATAAGACCCTGATTTATCATACGATTCATCCAATTCGATACCGCAGCATTACTACTAACACCCACCACGGAATCCAACGCAGCAACAAATGCGTCACGACTAAAGTTATGCCCATCTGTCAGTATTGCCTGAAGCACCTTTTCTTCTAGTGACTCCTTTGGGTCCGTATACCAGAACATCTCATTCTTTGGCAGTGGCTTTAAATATTCAAAGTACAGATGGCCACCATTCACATTGTGCAGTTTGATACCGACTGGCACGCCATGCAGGTCATTCTGACTGCGCACCTTCGTGATCTTCATTACCTTTAGACCAGGCATACGGCTACTACTTGCAAGCTGTACGATACCATCCAAATGATTCGTATATGCGCTACCACCTAGCATATGACTTACGTCCAATGGACTCGCTTCACCCATCTTTTTATGATGCGACACCATCACGATCGCAACTTTATGTTTGTTCTTCAGATTCACCATGGTACGCAATAGGTCCATCACATCATCGTTCTTGCTCACATTCTTATCGGTACTCGTATACAGATTATCCACCACCAACACTTCGCATGGATCAAAGGTAAGATTATTATCGATCGCTTCCCACTTATCCGCGAACACATCCCGCTGCCCATCGGACAATATTCTAAAATTCTTTTCAAACCTGCCCGCTTCTACTGGATAATCGTTTAACACACGCCCTGCGGTTCGCTTTAAAAGCTGCGTGAAACTCTCGTCCTTTAACTCGAACTGCACATGCATCACCTTCCTGGCCTTTGGTACGCGAAAATTCAGGAACGGCACTCCCATACTCAAACAGGTCGCAAGTTGCAGACTGATCACCGATTTACCCACATTCGTACCACCTGCAATGCCAAGTATATCTTTTTTAAAGAACAGATCATCAATGATCGGTTCAGGCATATGCACAAAAGTACTAGTGAACTGCGCAGGACTAAAACTACGCATCCCGCCAAGGTCTTCTGGCTTATCACCAAACCGCACACAACATGCAAGCAGTTCTTCCATGGTATTTCCATCATTGAACCAGTCTGTTATATCGTAGCTGGAAGGTTTTTGGTTCCACTGCATGATATACAACTCCACCTGCGCACCAAATAGCCTTTTGGCGAGTTTTTTCGCACCTTCCTCGCCTTTTTCATCGTTATCGTACACTATGTATACCTTATTATATCTATCGTCCAAGGTTATTTTCGCAGGCAGCGCACCCGCACCTGACGTAAATGTCAGAGCGGATGCGCCATTGCAGTATGCGGTGACCACGTCCTTTTCACCTTCACAGATCACAAGGCTGGAGAGAGATAGATGCGGAGTCTCGAACGACTTGCAACCTGCGTCACCGAACTGCGGACCTTTATGAAATTTTACATGATCGTCATTGATCTGGAACACCAACTGCGCATTTTTCTTTTCATCACGCCTAACGCCCACAGGCATGTCCAGGCACTTCTCATTCCACGGCAACTCTAACTCCTCGACCGCTTTTTTCCAATGCGCAACAAACGTTGCCCGCGCAGCAGCATAGCCACTTTTCTTTACCTCTTTTGACTCCACTTTGACCTTGGTATTGGTCAGTTTATATTCTACCCGCGGGGTTTTTACTGTCTTTTCTGAAAAATCCCAATGTGCATTGCATTTATGACAATAGGCATACTCACCATTGATCTGCACCGTGCCTTGCTTGCGTGATGTACCATCGTCACACTTAGGACACCAAGCACGCTTACCATTATGAGTTATCCGTGAGAAGACATCTGCTGCACTGCTCAAAACTTCCTACGTAGGTCATACAACGCACAGCAATGCCTGAACACCTGCGCACCTGCATCGAGTTTTTCTCTATCGATCACATGTTTATGGAACTTACCATCTTCTTTGCCAAAGCGCATTATGATGCCATATTTTACATCTGCTCTTGGCTGCGCAGCTTCGTACATCATGGTGTATGCACCTAACTGCACCATCATTTCAGGGTATGGTCCACCTTTAGATGTCTTCCAATCCACTAGTACCAGATCACCATCTATCTTTCCGATACAATCTACCGTACCACCTACGCGTAATTCCTCATTGACCAAGGCGAATTCACTGGCGAGTGCTTTGAACTTTGCTTTATCATACCAGTTCTTAAAACCAAAGAATGCTTTTAATGCCTGCTCTTCCTGGTTAGGCGTAAAATCCCGCGTATCTACGTCAAATCCTTGAAGATAACCTTGTATCAATAAATGTGTCAATGTACCCACGTCACCTGCTTCTCGCATGACCGCATCTGCATCCTCACCCTGCGCGGTAATACGCTTTGCCCATGCGATCAGTGTGTTCTTGTTCCATCCCAACTGATTGTTGATAATGGTGGTCACACTTGCTGCGCGTCTGCCATCCTTTAGTACATAGTTTTGTCCATGTAACTTGGTTTTACTCATCTATTTTCTCCTTTAATTCAAATATGATCAGGAATGTCACTGCAATGGTCAATGCCCAAAAGAACATTCCTAATCCTAACACTAATACATTTGCTACCCATTCTGCTATATCGAACATGATCATGATATCACCTCATCATATATTTTCATTAACACTTCTTCTATCTCTTTTATCTTCTTTGCTAAATACCATCGTTGTAAATAATGGTATGCAATGATAGATACAATGACTATGGTCACAATGAACACATCAAATGCATTCTCTTGTAATGACTCTAACCAATATCTCATATTATCTCCTTTTGTTTTATGATCGTGGCAACTGCTTGGACCACATCCACGGTCACTGCGTTGCCTGCCTGCTTATATCTTTGTGTGTCGCTCATCTCAACCACCTTACCATCCATCTCACCATACTTATTATGGTCATCGCTGAAACCTTGTAAACGATTACATTCACGAGGTGTGAGTCTGCGAATGTTTGTATTTATTTTCACCATACTATCTTTCATAGCACTATTCAATGCATTGGATACATTATCATCTCGTTCTTCTATCTTGGCTGGTTGACCAGCATAGGTTCTTGTTCTATGAGCAACGCTTTTTGCTTGTATCGTATACTGCTGCATACCAGTATCCAATGTCTGTGCTTCACCTTTACCTACTCTACCTCGCCTGGTCTTACTATTCGGCACAGAAAGATTGATGGAATCACCAACCTCTGCTTCTGCGTAGCCTTTCTTCGTGGCTTCTGGAATCTTATACAACCCAGTTTTCGCTCTCATACCGCCACCATCGGTTAAGGTTCTTGAGATTCCATTGGCATCATACACTCGTGTGGCTTCGCTGTCTTTACCTATTGTGCCGATTTGTTTAAGACCTTTAACTACATAGGTTTCACCACAAGCATGAACACCTTTTCTATAATCAGCAGTTATTGTTGTACTAATTTTACTGACCTTCCCCGATCCTCTGCTCTCTCCAAGTATCGTAGAGCTTTCTCCGATAGGAAATACTTGTGGTCCACTTCGGTTTCCAATATATCCGACAATGTATATCCGCTCTCTATTTTGGGGTAGCCACCAGCGAGTATTAAGTAGTTGGAACTCAATGGTATACCCAAGGTCACTAAGAATTCTGTAGATGACAGCAAATGTGCGTCCATTGTCGTGACTAAGTAGGCCTTTAACATTTTCGAGAACCAGACATCGGATCGGTCTTTTGTTTTCGACATAATGAGTGAGAAGCCGTGCGATTTCAAAAAAGAGAGTACCTCTGGTGTCATCAAACCCAAGTCGCTTTCCAGCCACGCTGAATGCTTGGCACGGAAATCCTGCACAAAGGATGTCAATGTTATCTGGTGTATCTCTCCCTGGTCGAATAGTTGTAATGTCACCTAACTCCTCACTTTCTTTATAATTATATCTATACACCGCGCTGGCATATTTGTCTATCTCGCTAAAACCTACCCAGTCAAATTCATAACCTGCGCGCTTAAAACCTTCGTGGAATCCACCGATACCACTAAATAGATCAAGCATTTTCACACCCGACATGGTAGCGTCCACCAAGCCAACAGATTCAAATGTTTATCCATTTTTACCTTTCGCACTTTTGTCGGATGCGCATTCTTTACATATCTTTCTTTGCTTACCATAGGTAACAAAATTCTCATAATATTCAATTTTCCTATTCCACCGCGCTTTTGTCTTTTCCCAACAACGCATACAAATATTACAATAAAAAATGCAGCGATCTGCAAGTTCCGCATCTAGATTCTTTCGCTCATTATGTTTACGAATAATATGTTGTTTCCTTCCACCAAACACTGTGTAATTAGCCATGAATGCTCCTTTTTAGTTCCTCGGTCATATCTTTCTCTTTCTCATTATCATCGACATACACACCAAACAAGACCTCTGCGCTCCTGCGCCTTTGCATCAGTTCACTAAGGTCACAGATCAGGTCGCTCCAGGTTGGTCTTTGAATATAGGTGTCTTCCATCTCACCATGGTCATTATCATATATGATACCACCTGCGTAATGTTTCATTAACTAAATCTAAAAAATCCTTTATCTATTTTTAACATTACAAAATTCAGTTGCTTTTTGTTTTTTACATTCAAAAGCAATTCTCCAAATTCGTTTAATTTTTTTCACATCTTTTAATGAAAGTAAAAACCAATATCTCAAAGCCATGTCAGTTAAAACACCTGTTATGTCTCCTATCGTTGGTCTATGTGAACGCCAGAAGTTGATAAAGTGTTGTTCCGTTATACCATTTAGACAGTTTACACCTACTATTGGAAAAGTAAAAATCAACAATGACTTATCGCGCATTAAATCAAAAACTATTGGAAAAAAATGGTCTGGATAACCATAGCTATCTATATCTATCACATCCCACTTTTTCTTATCTGCGCGCATTTGATAGATATAATCAAAACTACTTCCAAATTTTTCCTTTGTCATAGACGTAACAGAACCATATTGTTTATAATAAGCAGATAAATTGCCTTGTCCACCAAATACTTCTAATATCTCTTTATTTTTAAAAAATGATTTAAATAAATCTAACTGTTGTATTTTTTCTTTTGGGTGATGATATTCATCATCATTATTTTTTTGCTTTTGTCTGATCAATATATGACTTTTTTTTGTATGTCCTGTCATCAGCTAAACTCAGGAAACCGATCATATGAATAGAACCATTTCCTGCCTTTTGTTTGATTGTTCTTGCCAGTTGTGATCGCCAAACTCAATGCATGCGAATTATCGTATGGATAATATGCAATTATATCTTTTGGCAAATAGTATACTGCTACCACATCAATTCGATTCCTATTCTTATATTTGGTTAGATTTACCTCGATCGCAGTACCTCTTTTTAATTGCATCACTGTTTTGACCTGCACCCGCTTCATTGCGCCACTATTCAACTCCACCACCAGATCTACTTGATCAACATCTACAACTGGCGCATAAATATTATATCCTTGCCGTATCAAATCTTTTTGCACCGCAAGTTCACCCAATGCGCCTTTGTTCAAGCTATGCAAACAGATCCGCCATAGAACTAAGTTGGCTTTGCTGCATCGTGTACTTAGGACCATACCCCATGTCTTGCAAGTTAACATCTTGTAGTAATTGCGTTGATGTTGCTCCGCCAAGGATAGTAAAGGTTGGAAACGATACATGCACCAAAATGAATATATCGCAGTCGTTTGGATTCTTCTTTGTTTTCGCTTGTAAGTATCCAGGGTTATAGGAAGTGGTTTTAACATCGACCTTTTTACCTTTAACTTTAAGATCGTATCCACTATAGTGCGGTCCAATACTAAGGTCGGGATACCTGTTGAAGTATTTACATACTGCGATCTCACCACCTGCACCATTTATGTCAGGTTCTATCTTGCGTGGTCCGTGAGAGATCACTCCATTGGTCTGGTTCTGTAGCATCCTCGCTGCTCCCGTCTGCACTGCTATCTGCGCTTCCAGGTGGTTCAGTTTTATTTGCATGTGGTTGTTCCTCGTGATCAAGTGCGGCATATAATACCATATAGTTCGCCACATCAAGACATCTTTGATATGTGGTCTCATCACTATAGGTCTTGCCAGTTTTAGCATCGTTGCATAGTGCATCGACATGTTTTAAGATATAAACCATCATTGACTGCTTTGCCGTATTCCCAAGTCGTTCCGCAACGTGCTTGAAATTGTAGAATTTATCTTCATTGCTAATGGTATATTCTATTGATTTACTGTCGCTGATATGCGATGCGGTTTCAAAGAAATTCTCTCTAAATCTATTAAAGTCATCATACTTCATTTATCTACTCCCAAGCATTCCACCATTAGACCAACCTTTACATATTCTCTTTCTGCGACCAGGATGCTTTAGCTCTGGTAGGCCTTTACCAGTAGCGTCTAATCTTCTTTTATTTTTCTTACGCGTCAGCTTCACTCTTCCTCTCCTTTATCCCAATCAACCATTTCATTTAAAACATCTAAATTTATTTTTAACGAAGCGATCTGCGCATCCATCTCAACGATAGCGTTTGTGATATTACCATGCATTTTTATGCGCTCCTTGACTATTTTTTCTGAGTACTTTGGCCAATTATATTCCTCGTCGATCACTTCAATAGAAGCACGTTTTGCTTCAACAACATCTGTATGTTCGCTACAACATGAACATATTGGTGTTTCATATTCTTTTAATTGCGCACCGCAACAACTACTCACCTGCATTTTTCTCTCCTTTTTTATCTATTGCTCTTAATATCTCATCGCAAGTGTCCATTGCTACTTGTATGCGAAAATTTTCGTTTAATACGATTTTACTGGTTTCTGTAACTGCATGTTCTTTTAAAACCTTATCGATACATTTACTTATTAGCGAAACCATCGCTGCTCTTGGATTTCTCTTTCTCATTGGATATGGCATACTCTCTCCTTATAGTTTAGCGGAGCCATGACTATCACGATCATTAGACACGCCATTTTCTGGTTTATGGGTTTCTAAGGCTCCGCTATTAAATAAATCTTTCATCCACTCATGCTTGACTATCCATAGCCAAGGCTTTCTATCCTGGCGCACCATAACTACATCCGCATTCTTAAATGATAAAAAATCTGCCAGTTTCTTTCTTCTTTTTACTTGTACACGTATTGTCAGGTCACCTTTGGTTGCTTTCACATCAATGTCGCTCTTTTCTCCAAAACTACGACCATCACTTCCCCAACTACGCTCGGCTGTGAAGCCGAGGTCGCGTAATAACTCCACGACCTCGACCTCACCTTTATAGCCTTTTCGGGATGCGGAAGAAGGCATCAGAAAGGTAAGTCTTCTTCCTCTGCGGGCGTACTCTCGAAGACCTTATCTGGTTCATAGTCCTTCTTAAATTCTGCCAACGCTTCTTTAACATCATCGGTCAAAGGTGACTTCGGACACGGTGTGGTAGTATAAGTAGTATCCATTCCATCACCACTACGCGTCACAATGACATCATATTCTGATAGATTTCCCCATTCAGAATTGCGATCCAGCTCAGTCAATTGCTTCTGCACCGTAGATTGTGTCACATCTAGTATCTTGACACCGTGGCCATCCCATACTGGTACTTGCCAAAAATGCTTTGGCTTCTCACCAGATGGTGCTTCTGCTGCGGTTTTGATACGCACTGGCACTTTATCATCCTGCCAATATTGGTAACCCATTATCGGTGTATCTAATATTCGGAATCGATTTTCACCTTTGGCAAATTTCATAAAGCTACTCTCGCCAGTACTAGGTACATCATAGGTAGGCTCTAATAGTCCACTCATCGTTACTCCTTTATTATGTTATATGTATATCCACGGCGATCGATCAAGGCAAGTATCTTTTTATAAGTAGCATCATCTGTATTAGCCTTCACACCAATGTCTGCTCTATAGACTTTTCGCGCCCTTGGAATGTATGTTTGGGATTCGCCCAAAAGTTTGCGCACATCTTGTGCAAATTTGAATCTCTCTTCTTTCTCAGGTATGTGGATGGTGAGGAGCATGGGCAGTGCCTAGTGACGCAAAAGAGAGAGAGAGTGTAGTTGTGGCAACGTCATTTCAGGCAGCACTGCCCCAGTATAGTACAAAAATTAAAAAGGCCATTCAATAAACTCCATCTTGATTCCCAAGACTCGTGCAATATTGACCTTATGTTCGTAACGAAACTTACGTTTGCCGCGCATCATTAAAGAAAGCATACTTTTGTCTAAAGCGATCTGCCTAGCTAATTGGTTTTGTGAAAAACCACACTCTCTCATATGTTGATGTAAAGGCTTCATAAGTGTTGACAAAGTTTAATGCGCCTTGTCAACACTAAGCAAGTATTATTTTATATTAGAACTCTTCTTCGATGCGCATTGCTACATTGTATACGTCAGGTGCAACCTGTTGCATATCCAAACTATTTTGGGCAAATCTAGCAAAAATATGTTCACTCTCCGCATTACCTGCGGAGCTGTCCTTATCAATAGAAAAAATAAAAGGTAGGTGTTGTCCGTTGGTTAAGTTCCAGATATCTTCCACAACCGCATCATCATCAAAGTCTTTTATATGGTACTCGTCTGGCATTACATCGGTTGATGCTAAATAACTAAAGTTCATATCATAAACTAATCGGCCACCATATAAATGTCTATTCGATGATGAAGTAGTAAATGGAGATTTAGATGTAGACGATCCTGTTCTGCCGTGACTTGTCATATTAGAAAATCTTTGACCACCTATAGATTGCTGAAGTGTTACCTGGTCAAACATAATAGACCTTTTTACATTTAAATCTGGACTATGGGGCATATCATAATACTCACCTACCATTATTTGACCTACTGTAAAATCTGTGCTACCCCATGTTCCATCTGTTGTGCCTGTAGATGTTTGATCAATAGTTCCTTCAAACTGAATCCCCCAGTATCTTAGGTCTTGCTCATCAAAAATTATAATTGTGCTTCCGTCTGCATCTGGTTTTATGGCCACGCTTTTATTATCACTAGCAGAAACTATCGAGTCAGCATTCACTATCTGCGTGACATTCTGACTGCCCCAACTAACATCCGATGTATTGGCATTACCAGCATCAACCGCAGTAACACGACTAGATGCACTTCCAGCACTTATTCTTATTTTGCCATTTGAACTATTCAAATTATGATTTAAGATAGCAACAAATGATTGCTTCGGGTTCGCACTTTGCATATCTAGAGTTACTAATACTTGGCTATCTGTATCCCCAGATGTGTCAAATGAAACAAGATTCAAAGGTCTGCCATCAAATAACTCTGCCTCTGAACCTGTTTGAATTCCTCGAAATGCAGATGCTCCCGATCCGCCTGTTGCAGTTACATCAAATTCTCCATTCTGTGCCACACCTCTACTTAATAGATATTGTATATAATCCACATAAAATCTTGGTGTGCGTATATTCATGTTTGCCATTAGCCTACCTCACGTGCTGTTATACTCACTTTTCCTAATGAGCGTTTTAAATCTGTAATCATGTAATAATCTGCCCAATTATCTCCAAAAGGTTCAATAGGCATATCACCCGCTGTATTAGAGAATTGAATAATATCACCAGTTTCTAATGCATAACCTTTTGCTGGGTTTACTATATCGCATGAAATAATTTTTTTAATATCACCGTATATATTCATGTAATAATCTGCAAAGCCATCATTGGGATTTCCACCACCTGGATCTGCATTACCTGGTTTATTCACATTATAATCTAAATTAACCTGTTTAATATTTTCTTTTGCTCCAATATTTAAATTAGAACGAGTTGAGTTCGTGGAATCCTCTGCTGTGACACTGCTCATATAACTACTTTGCGCAGGATGTTTTTCGTAACCAATTTCCATTTTTGTTATTAACTCAGAAAATGGTGTAGTAGATATTTGTAGTTTATCTATATCATGCGCATTTAAGGTTGTCGCAACATCACCAGAGCTATATGAATTTTTTATGTACCAATAAGACCCAACGCCATCTGCTCTAAACTTGAATATAAATCCAAATTCATATTGAATCTTTTCTAAAATCTTTCTTAATGAAGATGGTTGTAGCACCCAGGCTCGTATGTTCCATGCACTACTATCAATCCTAGCGTCCTCTATGTCTAGATTACTATTCCAATTATAAATATTTCCATCTGTATCATCGTAACCAGTAAACCGAACCAACAAATCTCTATGAGCTTCTAATCCACAGGCTGCAGTACCACTACCACCATTATAGCTCTTATCTAAACCATCACCACCACAATATAAATATTCAATACTTTTTAAGGCTTGATAACCTTGATCTTTATCTGTAAAGGCTATTTCAGTAGATACTGAAGCTCTTATATCATATAAACGCGGTGTAAAGGTACATTCACCAGCATCAACACCAGAGTTACTAATTGTGCATTGAATTTGCGTTAAATCAGACCAACCATTTGCACTGTCAAAAGACGATAACATGCTTGCACTTGCATCGCTGGTTACAGATATAGACGTTGTTCCAGAGGTTGTAGAGTTAGTTGAATTATCTGTGGTATTAAATGTATCACTAAAAGACCATGTATTATTAACAAATGTACAAGATTGTGATCCGCTTGAGCCTAATATTCTCGTAATCGTCCAAGAAAACGAAACACCCATACTAACACTATCAACTTTATGATCTGGTCTTAACCATTTTGCCTTATAAGTTTTAGTTGTAGTGCCTACACCTGTTCGATTAATTACTATTTGCGCAAAACTGCTTGTATCATCTGCCAATGAACTATCAATAACATTGTCACCATTAGTCCAAGTATCGGTCGAAACATCCTCAACAGGTTTCATTTTAAATTTTTTAGGCATCTTATGATATGCACGCACCGCATAACCATTTTTATAACTTTCATTGGCAGTATCAAAACTTGAAAAGTCATCCATATATACTGGCAAAAATCTATCTAAGTTGCGATCGTAATAGTGTGGATAAGCAGTGCTAGAAATGCTATGTATACCAGTTAATGCAAACACTTCATCACCTCGTATTTCATTAACAGGTATAGGAAATACAGTCATATTAGCTCTATAATCCTGCGAAGTGCTATTAGCGGTATAATTACCATAAGATACTGGAAAATATTTGTTTGTATCTGATGCTTTAGTTTGTGGTATATCTATATTATCCCAAGGTGATCTCTCTACAATCATTAAATTTATTTGATCATTCGTATGAGATATGTCAACTAATCTACCATTATATATCTGCAAGCAATTTGACAGCGTACTGTCTCCATTCAATTGGCTATATATTTTCACAGTACGATTTAAATAGTTATTAGAGCCACTAAAAATTTCAGCAGAAAAGTCATCACCTTTATATTGAAAATTTGCTAACGTTATAGAAATATTACCTGTTTTAGCAGTGCTATTAGCTAAATTGATCGAGCTTCTTATTGTTAAATTACTATTAGTTACAACACCATGATAAAATACATTTCCTACAGTAGTGTCACTTAATGCAATTGGAGTAAAGTTACTTTCATCTCCATAGTATAATTGAATTATCCAATTTTCAACAATGTTACTTGCTTTCGCTGCTGCGCTATATACTGCTGGTAAGGTAAGACTCACGCAAGATTCCGATTTGTAGCCTTATTAATAGCAGGAATGATATGGTCTATCACTGTTTCATCTACTAGTGGTGCTGATATATTAACCGTTACACCACCTGCATCGCCAGTACGATTCATCTGCGCAAGATTCTGTACGCCAATATTCTGTACCGCTTCCCTGCGCATTACAAATTCTCCTGCTTGCGCCATGATAGGTACGTTATCTTGACCTTGGACCACACCGCCATTTGCGAAGCGTTGTATTCCTCGATTAGTGATCAATCCGCCAGTATGAGCAAAAAAACCAGAAAATAAATTCAATAATGCTCCGCCAGTAGCACCTTGTGGTGATAAAGCAATTAATGAACCAACTGTACGCAAAAATATTGAAAACATTTGACTTGCATTTTTAGTTCCGCCTCGCAATTGATTCATTGCATTAGATAATGCATTAATGGAACGAACGCCATTATTATTAACTGTAATCGCTTCTTCACCTTTATCTATCAACTGCAAGCGAGCATTAACTAATTTCATGACAGCTTCCGCTTCTTTTATTTCAGCCTCTGTTGTTAATCCACTTACTTTAGCAACAAACTCTCCCGCCACCGCAGCTTCTCTATCAATAACTAATTTACCTTGCAATACTTTACTTAAATTCTGCTCTGCTTGAAAAATAGTCGCAGCTTTTTGTATTCTTTTTTCATCAACATCGTTTACCTGCATAGTAGCCAACGCTAAATCTGCCATAAGTTTTGTTAATTGTTGATTGTCTTCTATTGATAGACCCAGCGCAATGTTTTGATTCTGTAGCGTACCAATATATCTGTTCATAGCAGATGTAGCGTTTTGTGTAGATGTAGTATTGTTATTTATTTGTGTATTTAAAGATTGAAACGAATTTGTTGCTTGTAAAAGACGATCCAGTAACGCTACACCAAATAATGCACCTAATACCTTTACTAGCGTAGTAACACCACCTGTCATTAAGGTAACAGTTGCGGCCATAATCTTAGCTCTACGATTAAATATCATAATAGCACCCGATACAAAACCTACCGCAGTTCCAAATTGTGCAATGCGCTGTAGATTTGCTTCACGAAATGCTTTCTCTATTGATTGCGCAGTTTCTGTTAACGCAGGTAGTAGCTTTTCTCCAATAGATGCTGCAAACCTTGTAATGGCATCATTCATATTACTTACTGCACCAGTAAAGGTTTTAGATAATCTTTCACTACTACCTTGTATACCTGCTACTGGGTCAACCATTGCACTTAACAATGCTCTTCTAAACTCAGGTAGTGTTATTTTACTTAAATCTTGTATACCTTGCGAATCTTTAATTAATTGTAATATACCTCTTTCTCTTAGTATGTCTGCTGCGCCTGCTCCCCCAGCGAAGGCACGACCTAAAGAACTTGCCGCTTCAGTAGCGGTTGTACCCATAAACGCAGCTAGGTCGGTAACAGCACTTAATGTAGCTTCTGAATCAACTCCAAACGCTTCTAACTGCGCACCTGCGTTTACAACATCTTGCAACTGAAATGGTGTAGTAGCTGCAATTTGATTGAATGTTTCAAAAGCCTTTTCTGCTTCAGCTACGCTACCAGTTAAACCAACAAGTCTGGTTTGTACATCTTGGAAGCCAGATGCTGCGGATATGAAGCGATTCATTGCACCTACCGCTCCACCAATCGCAAATGTATAGACTAATATTTTATTACGTAATGCACCTAACTCAGCAAGTAAACCTTTAGTGCTATTGCGCATTCTATTTTGCGTATTATGAACTTTCTTTGAGCTTTTATCTAAATTATCAAAATCTCTAGTAGCGCGGGAAAATCCTTTGGTGCGTACTTCAATTATAAATCTTTTTTCAGCCATTTTGTTTCTTTATATCTTCTTGTTGGAGTGCATTAAATTCTTCATCTATAGCCGAAAAGATGACTAAGCGATGATAGTCTGCATCGTCAATAGTATTTGCCAATGAAAGATTAAATCTCTTCATAGCCATATACTCCTCAAGCGCAAATATGGTCTCAGGAGTTAGAAAGTACGTTGAGTCAGCACAGAATACTAATGAATGATATAACGCAGCACCAAGCGTAAATTTTCCATCCATATCATTATTTATGATGCGCTCTATCTCTGCCCATAACTCATTTTCATCATAAGTAATGGTCTTCTTTAACGTGGGAGACTTCGCCTGGTATGGAAAATGCAAGTTGCGACTAGGTTGGTTTCTATAACTCATCCACATCGCAACGCGGTGCATTATTACTTTTTTTGATTTACGTCCTTATACGCATTATAGATACTCATTAACACGGTATCTATATCATTATCATCAAGCTTACCTAGTGACTTTTCTGGATCGGTAAATGCGTAGTTCAATATCCAATCTAATACATCAAAAAATTTAGCAGTGTCAATATCACCTTTTTTGGTGATGGCTTTTACTTCTAACTGATGTAACTCTCTACGCGCTTTAAAGGTTATATCTGGTACATCAAATGTACCATTATCTGTTTTTACTTTCATTGTTCATCCTAGAAAGATGAAAATGGCGTGCGATCGTGATGAAATCTATGCTGTGTGTATATCTACCACTGAATTTGATGTTGCTGCTGCATCATAAGTACAACGAAATGGTATTGCAGTTTTAAAACCATCTTCATCAAAATTAATAGACGCCTGGTCAATAATGGCCTTTGGTGCTTCAATTTGAAATGTTCCATCTGAAATACTAACTGCGCAAACTGGTTCAGCGGTGTCAGCGTAGGTGATCGCTGCATCAGACTCAGCATCACGTTTAACCACCACACTGCCAGTAACTTCATATCCACCAATAACATATCCTAATGGTGCAAATCCATTTGCAGCAGTATCAAAACCAACTCGATTCACTGCTCGTGCAATATTTAGCTCAAAAGAAAATAAAACTAAATCTTCTGCACTGCCACCAGAAGGAGTTATAGTGGTAGCAGAAAGATCGTGCATATTAAAATAACTTGTCTGTGCGGTTATGGTAGTTTCAGTGCCGCCACTAAAAGCAATGTTTGCCTTATCTGGATTAAAGCCAGTGACAAAGGTAGCTGAACCCATAATTACACCACCATTACTTCCAATATCTCCAGACAATGTAAATGATGTGACCAAACAACTTTTAAAAGAAATTGCAGTGTCTGCTGCGCTTGCACTACCTTTATCAAAATATATGGTGACTGGCACTGCGGTACTACCACTTATATTACTCACAGTAGGCATAGAACCTATTAATGCATGAGGATTACTACTATCTCCATATAATGCTTCACAAATACGACTGATTGCTTGAGGTGACCCCATAAACTCTAAGGTAATTTCATACATTCTATCATGTCGTTGTGCTTTTACCATTTCTGTTGATTGAGTTGCGCCACCTGCGCCCTGCCTAAATGGAGCAACTGCTAATGTATGATTAGCAACCTCACTAAAACTATAACTGGTCACTGGCATATGAATCCTTGTAGCATCGGTAGCTGCCTTTGTGCCAAATGTAGCTTCAGTGCCTATAATAACATTGGTTTGTTGGCTAGTTTGAAATAGTGCGCTTTTAGCCATTATTTGTCCTCACTTTTAAGTTTTTTAGTTTCTAATGCTTTTAATAATTCTTTTGGTAAAGGCAACTTATCTTTATGTATCTCTACCTCTAAACCATCTAATAAACGCAAATGGGTTGATAAATGCCCAAGAGAAATGAAATTCTTATCGTCTGATAGCTTTTTATATTCTGAGTTTGCTTTAACTTTCATACTAACTCCAACGTTTGACATGTAAATGTAGTAATACTTCTAATTTTGTCATCTTCTTGCTCATACTCAACACTGCCTACGCTTCCATTGCGAAACTGATTTTCGCCACTTACGCTATATGTGTTATTGTTGAACAACAACCTTTTCAATCTTTCTGTTATACTCATTACCTGTTTAAATGAACTTTTTGTTATGTTATTACTTAAATCTAATTCGTATTGTATGTTGACGGTCACTTCTCTTATTTGTCCATGTGAAAGCGTGTCAAGAACCTCATCGGCAATAGGTTGTAAAAGAAAACTCTGATTGCCTTGATGCTCATCATAAAATATTTGTATCCCAAATTCATTTGCAATAATACTATTGAGGTTATCAATAATTCTATCAAAGATGACATTCTCAAAAGTGATTGCCATCATTTATACCTTTAAGGATGACATCATCTATAGATCTGCCCACTGCGCACAGTTCCCATTTGTATTTCATCAGATTGAAAGGTAATGGACCACTCATCATTAAGTGTATAAACACCAGCTTGAAATCTTATTAGTGCGCCATATGCAAGTGCTTGATAATCTCCATTCATTACTTCCGCATCTACTGATTTATGTCTACGTAAACCAGTATCGTCTTTCGTAAAGACATCATACTTAACTGTACTGGCAGTTCCAGGAGAAAATGTACCTGCTGTGCTGATCACAACGCGAACCTCATCATAATCAGTGCTTGGTGGTCCATACATTTTAATATCTTCTATGTATCCAGTGGTTGACCCATTGACACTAATTTCTCTTATAACACCAGATTCACTGCGAAATGATGTTTCATTCCACATGACATAATCGCGTCTTTTTAACTTGGTTAGTAATCCTTCATCACCTAGAACACGTTCTTCAAGCTCATCTGCTTTCTCTGGGTCTTGGCTGCGCACTAGGTCAGCGCAGGCCAATAATGCGTTGCAACGGATCACAATAAAATCATATGGTCGATCACTAGCTCCTTGGTAATTGGAATTACCGCGCTTGTAGATTGGTCTATTTAAATAACTGCGCATATGATCTGCCTGTTCTTTTACGACACGATTCTTGAGGTCTTCCCAGTCCTGACCTGCTTCAAATACGCTAGAGTTAAGTGCAGATACTGAGCTAGATGCTAAAAAGAAATCAACAGAATCAGTGGATTCAGTATATTTAAATTCGTTATCTGCGTTTGGAGTATCAGTAACCTTGGTCATTTCAACTCCATCCTTGTATAAATTTTCTATATATCCTGTATTGCTTAATCTATATAGATTAGAACTAGGACTACTCCAATTAGACATTAACACTCTCTTACGATCATAACGATCTATATCACTAATTATTGCTTGTAAATCGGTGGTTATGTTGCAGAATGCTGTTAAGTAACTCATGCTTGTGCTATCTCATTTATATTACTACTAGTAGGTAAAATGGTTACATCAGGTATATCAGCGCATATGATCAATGCTATCATTGTACCGATCGCAATATCAATATCAGTACGCGGGTCATCTAATGTATGTGCCAATGCTTTTAATTCGCTCATTAACGTGATCAAATTATCTATTCTTTCTGCTTCATCCATATTTTTGCACTATTTCACAATATTTCTCTGGAGTACCTTTGCCTTTTGCAGTATTGTAGTAAACCTTCCATTGAGTGGCCTGCTCCTCTAATGTTTTGGGTAATCTTTTTGGTATTCTGCGTAGGTGTAATCTGCAAAACACTATTTGCGCTGCTATGTTGGTGGTTAGAATATACTCCCAGTCCTTTTCTTTTGGAGCAGTAAAATGTGACCAATCTAAATAACAAGCACTAGAAACCAACTTCATCAAGTCCTGGCGGTATTGTAAATAGTTTTCAATAATATCTACCGCTACCCAAGGTTCGCACTGATATACACCGCGAGCTGGTCCTTTTATCTGCTCCAAATAAACATATTTTGACTCTACCAAACCTATGTTATAAATAAACTCTGCTGCTTCAGAAGAATATAGGTCTATCTTCTGCAAGACACGCTTGATGAGTCCTTTCATTTGATCTGGGTTTATCATTTGCGTTTACGCTTCATTTTATTTTTTTTCTTTTTACCTTTTTTCTTTTTCTTTCCATAATGATATGGCATTATCTTGCACTCCTTACTTTACTTCTTGTTCTTTTACTATATCTAGCGCGTTGCCTACCTCGTTTGCTCGCAGCACGCTTTAACCTGTTCTCATAAGCTTTTTGTGATTTAGACAAACCTTTACGTACACTCTCAGGTAAATATCGACCACGCTTTCTTCGCGGTTTCTTTGCATCACCTTTTGTAACATAACCCCAGTTTTGCTTGGTCCACTTTCGTAAACTTTTCTGTGATTTTTTAAGTGCCATTATTTGTAGCCACCACCTGCGCGTTTATATGCCAAAGCGAGCATCTGCGCTTTTCTTGCGGACCATTGCCCAGGTCTGCCACCTTTATTACCTGCCTTAATGCGATTAAAGATACGCTTTCTCAACGCAGGCTTTGTATAGTTACCTGCTTCATTAACTCGCGACTTTCTTCTTTTCTTCTTCTTCATTTCCCCACCTTCCTCATAGCACTTGTATGTGATTGACCAAAGGTTGCTCCTTTGCGCATTGCTGCAACCATAGATCGTAAATGCTTTGCAGTGTGATGCCTTGCATGCCTGCGCATTGCAGCTACCTGACGTTTACTTAATCCTGTTACACTTACACCTTTTACTTTCATTACCATTTCACCTTATTTGCCCAATACGCAGCACTCATCTTACCTTTTGCAATGTTTTTGGCGTGACGAGCTTTAAATGACCTACGCTTGGCTTTCATTCGCGCTGACTCACCTTTACGTGGTTTGCCTGCTGTTTTAGCACCTTGCTGACCAAAGCGTATCAATTTATATTTATCACCAGATTTAGCCATAACAACATGAGATTTTGTCTTGTGAGAAGGTGTACGCTTTGGTTTATTTACTCCGCGTAGGTTTAATCTACGCATGGTCGCTCTAACTCGTGCAGGCACTGCCATTATTTACTTCCGAAGACCTTTGAGAAAAAGCCTTTCTTCTTCTTTTTACCTTTTTGAGATAATTTCTTACCTTTCTTCTTTTTCTTTTTTACCTCATCCATATTGTAGGCCATAACATTGTAACTAGGATGAGTTGTTTTCTCTACCTTTATACTATCTGCGCTACAAAGAGTTATTGTTAATAATATTGATAACATTCTACTTTCCTTTAAATAATCCTTCTAAAACATCTGTTACAACATCTACTATCTTTTCAAAAAAAATCTGTTCTTTATCTTCTGAGACAAATGGGATGTCAATTTTTTTATTGATTGCCGATGCTATTTTTTCTGTCATTTCATCAGAACCTAAATGAGCAACCGCTTCTTCTTTCATCTTATCAGCTTGTTCTTCTGCTATTTTAACAAGCATTGCTTTTATATCCATACTACTTTCCTTTTTTTATATTCATTACTAATAAAATAATTGACAACAATGCCACAATAACCTGCAATAATTCATGTACCTGAGTCAATCCAATTGCATAATTACTAAAGCTAATTGCGGCTATCTTTAAACTGTCCATTTACCTTCAATCCTTGTATCTGATCTCTTAATAATGCCATCTTTTCATTGTGTTCAATTTTCATTTCTAATGCAGTAACGCGCAGTTCCATCTGATACCATCCCCAACCAACAGCACCCAAAACAGATAGTATGTTGAATATGAATTTAATATCAATTTTTACCTGACCCATTTAACCTTCCAGACATATAGCTAATTTTATCACTCAGGTCATCTACTTCTTTCATTAATGATTCGTGCCGTCTATCCATTTTATCATTTGTACTGGTTTTAAATGAGTTAACAGAATCAATAAGTTTCACAGATATAGAATAACACGAATTAATTTCAGTTTGCATTTTACTAATATCTTTTTTTATATCATCTAAGTCCTCAGACTGGTCTTTCTGTGACACTACAAGGTTATTTAAGAGATATAAGAATCCCAATGTCATGATCCCCATAGCTCCGAGCTGACCATACAATTCTATCATCTGTGCAATATCCATCAGTCATTCTTTCCTAAAACTTTATCTAGTAAACTTTTATTCATTTCTGTTAATCGCTGTTCGCGTTCCGCTTCTAAAGGATACATCCTTTCATCTAAATTCTTTTCAAACTCTATCAATGCTGCTTTAATATGTTCTATTTCTTTAGTGTTATCATTGATATTCGCATTTAATGTGTACCATGCGCCAGTTAAGGTAAAGACCAGGAAAAGTATCTGCACTGCCCACTTAACTGATATATGTATCTGTAATTCATCATTCAATGGTTTGCTCATTTAACTTCCCAGCCACAAACAGACCAACCAGAATCACAACCTGTCAATATAAATATAACTAAAAGAAATATTATAAGATGTCGATATTTCATAATTGATCTCATATTCTATATTCATAATACCATCCACCAAGCAATAGCTGTTTCAACAAATAGATCTGATGCTGTGTTATATGCCCATCTGCGCTTAGAACCGTATGGTCTCCAATCCTCAATGACCCATTCAAATATTTCCCATAGCACACCAATAATAAAGACACCCATCACACACCAGAAATCACTCCAATTCAACCATTGAAAAATCTTGCATAAAAAAGCACCTGCTGCAATGTGATAACTGGTCCACCCATCTAATTGACCAGTACTTAATTGCCATGATACTAATCTTGATAAAGGACTATTCATCTAGAAACAACTTTGTTATTAATTATTTTATGTTTAACAATATCGATGCGCCCATGACCATCGTTGCGTTTTTTCGCAATTTCTTTTACATACTCTTCTTCGATGGTTTTAAAAGAGTCTGATCTTTTTACAATTTCTCCGTCTACCCATAAAAAATAATCCTTTGCAGCGCTTGGATAGGTCAGCGTAGACATATCACCATTTGCTAGTTGAATTGTTTTCTTCATTCTATGAATGACCACATCATGGCCTTGGGCGCATCGTCTTACGATCATTCTACTACTTCGACCTCTTCTTCCAATGATGCACGGAGCAAATTAATAAATGCTTCTTTGCCAACAGCTAACTGGTCAGCCATAAACTGATTTGTATTCTGCTTGTTTTGTAAATCATTTATATGGTTTACCATCATTTTCTGTTCATCAGTCATATCTTCAATAACATATTCTTTATCATCGAGATTCAAGACTGGCTTCTGTTCTTTTTCTTTTTTAGCCATTATTGACTCCTTGTGTTAGTTAATTATTTTTTCTGGTTCAACTATTACTTTTCCGTTTTCATCTGTCCAATTAACATCTATCATGTGCTGGTCTTGTCTTTCGCCTATAACTAGCCAAGATACATTCGCAGTTGAATTTGTATTTTGACAAGATATAGTTAATATATTTCCATTTACAGAGCCTTTTACAGCATCCCAATCTGATTCATTTGATGTAAAACATTGTATATCTGTATTTAACAAGACAAATGTACCTTCTGACATTCCAGAGGATGTGTCAAGGTTTATTTCAATAGTACCATTTGAAAGAGTTGCTTTTCCTCGGTATATATTGTCTGCTTGTGGAGCTTCAACAAAACTATGAACCAAGTAATGAGTGTCTTTTTTAGACGTTAGTGGATGGTCTATTTTAAATGAACCACTACTTTTTGATAACGCACCAGCAACATCTATACCAGCATCATCTATAGTAAGTTTCTTAACCTCATCTACATAAAATTCCATTTTACCAGCATCAGTAGATGTCAATGATGATTTTGTTGTGAATGTAACATAATTCAATGTTTGAGCAGAACTTGTATATACAGTTTGAATATGTAGTTTATTTGTATCAGAAGAACCCATATGGAATTCTGGATTCCCACTATTAACTGCCCTGAAATAATCA